TCGCTCGCTGCCGGGGTTGGAAGAGGCGTCCGCTCGGACGGATTCGTCAGTCTTGACCTTGTCTGATTTGTCGCCACTCCTTTTCGGTAACTCGAAGCCGTAGAACTCAGCGGCGTCGGGATCATTTGCGAGCGCTTCGGCGCGCATCGCATCGACCCGGGCTGCGAGCTCCTTCGACGATTCGTTTTCCGCGACCAGTTTCTCAGCCGCGGCGAAGCCGGCATAGTCACGCGCGGCGCGGGTGAGCGTGACCGCCTCGTTGCCCGCGACCGGCTTGCCATCTTCGTCGGCATAAGCCCTGATGATCAGTCTGTCGGGCGAAGCCGACCGCTCCTCCGCTGCCTCGCGCAAGGAAGCATTGTCGCTGCCGATCGTTTCCTCTTGATCCCCGCGTTGCTTATCCGGCATTGCCGTATAGCCGGCATTGGCGAGATCATAGGCGGCGCCGGTCAGCGCGGGATCGGGTTCATCCGCCATATCGCGAGCTCCGGCTGTTAGGACGCGTCACGATGCGGCTGGTGAGCACGCGCATAACGGGCTTGTTTACGGTCTGCGGATTTGTCGGCGTGAAGGCCGCGGCCTGACCATCGCCGGCAGACGGTTGCGTCGCCTCATCTCCAGAGTTCGGGCGTTGCGGCGCCGTCATCTGACCGGTGCGCTGCCCCGAGTTGAAGCCAGCGACGCCGTTGGCAAGCGCCGCGAAGGGATTGCCGACCGGTGTGTGCGCCCAGCTTTGAAACCCGGCGCTCAAGCGGTCTCCGAGATCGGGTGTCTGTTGCGCCGGCTGCGAGGGATCGACCCTTCCGAACTGCGGCATCTGATAAGTGCCGACGGGAATGTTGAGCGTCTGTCCATAGTCCGGAGTTTGCAGCACCGGCGGAGGTGGTCCGTTGTTGACCAATGCCGGCATGGGCATCGGAGCCTGCGGTGCCGCCATCGCCGTTGCATCTTGCGGTGGATTTCCAGATACGCCGCTGTCGGGCTGTCCGCCGGACGGCGTAGATAACTCGGACGGTCGATATTGCCCCTGCTGCTGCAGCGCGAGCAGGCGGCCGAGTAACCCTCCTCCGCCCTCCCCGAATTGCTGTGGATCGAAATAATCATCGAACAGACCCATTGTTCGGATCTCCTTATTGCTGGAAAAGACGAGTTGATGTTCATCGCGTCAAATCACGCGATGGCTTGCGGCGGAAATGGATTCAGGTTTCGCGGAAAAAACACTCGGCGTCGCATCTGGGCGCTCAGCCAATAGTCACGACGGTCTGGCCGTCTGGTTCGTGCCAATCTTGGCGCTCGAACGCCTCGTCCTAGTTGAACTCGGGAAATACCTCGATGCCGAGGTTTATCCGCAGAGCGCTGAGGCGCGCCATTTCGCGCCAGGGAAAAACATCACCAATGTTAGTGTCACCGGGCAAGTCTACGATGAGAGAAATGGAGCCACCGCTCTTATCGATTTCGACCAGAAGCGCCTTGTGCGACTCCAGTCTACCTATCAGGCTGACAGCATCTGAGAAAAAAAAGCGATTTCTTTCGGCGCGGAACGAATGACTCCACACACTGTCCTTGTGCAGGCCCGGAAGAATGGTTCCCCTGAGGGTCTTTCTTACACTCCCCACCATCGAGGAAAGATGCGGCGTCAGGCGCAACGTGTTCGTGATGCGGTCAGGATCGATGGTTGGATGCCTGATCAAAAGCCGAATCTTATATCGGAGAGATTCGTTTTTTTCGAAATCCCACTCGTCCATCGCCATTAGTCTCGATCCTTTCCTCGCCGGCCACTTGGCTTGCCCGAACCCGTGAAGGTCCCGACATCACCGTGATTCTCCCAGCTTCCGTCGGGCTTCTGTGCCCAAACATCTCCTGTTGGCGAAATTCTTACATCATCATCTGGTTGGGCTCCTACGGCCTCTTTAATGTCCGTATGATCGCCTGACCAGTCTGTTTGATTGATCGGGCGAGATCCGGCGGGCGGCCGCTGAGCATTGTTGTTCAGAATAATCGCGCCGAGACCGCCTAGCGCGGCGCCACCCAAAATCGCCGGTGCAGCCGTCAGTCCCGCGCCTGCCGCACAACCAAAAGGCCCAGTAACACAAAGCGCCATGGGAGCCTGGGCATATTGCGCCCCTGGCCTGATCGGGTCAGGCGAAGCGCCGGAGACGACCGGGTTGCGGTACCCAGTCGAATTCAATGCGCTAGGACCAACGGACTGCTGCGGGTTCGCCGGCGCTTGTGCGACCGGCCAATTTCCATACGCCGGATGGATGCCTGCTGGAATCGAACTCTGATCGACAGGAGCGGATGGCGGCGCTCCCTACTGTGCCGTGCGGTTTTGGGCCGACATCGCCTGTGCCCAATTCGCAAGAGACGCCGGTGACAGTTGCGGCGGCGCGGGCGGCAAAGGATCGAATTCCTCGTTGGGCAGAATCAGCCTGAGGGCCTAGTTGAAATCGGGAAATACCTCAATGCCCAAGTCTATCCTCAAGGTGCTAAGGCGTGCCATGTCCTGCCACCGAAAACTATCGCCGATATTGATGTCGCCCGGCAGGTTAACAATCAGATCGATAGAGCCCCCACCATCCACGATTTCATGCAAGAAATCCCTGTGCGCCTCAAACTTGTCGATCAGTTTCACGACGTCCCTAAAGAACAGCCGATTTCTGGTGACATCATACCAGCAACTCCAAGTGCTGAGCTTGTGTACGCCGTCAAGGAGCTTTCCTTTCGGGGTCATGCGCGGTGTACCCGCGACATGGAACAAATTTGGTAGTAGCCCGAGCGTTTCCGTAATTTTCGTGGGATTGATGTTTGGGTGCTTGATCAGAATCCGAACACCATATCTAAGCGACTGCCTTATCCGCTCGTCCCATTCGTCTTCATTATCTACCACCATCAGTCTCGATCCTTTCCGCGCCGGCCGCTCGGCTTGCCCGAACCTGTAAAGCTATCTGCGGGTCCGTGGTTGGTCCAGCTGCCGTCAGGGTTTTGTGCCCAGACCTCACTGGTTGGAGAGATCTTTACGTTGTCGGTCGATCCCGCGTCCACGGCTTTCTTGATCTCCTGATGATCGCCGGACCAAGGTGTCTCGTTGATCGGACGAGATCCGGCGGGCGGCCGCTCAGCATTGTTGTTCAGAATAATCGCGCCGAGACCGCCTAGCGCAGCGCCCCCCAAAATCGCCTGTGCGGCCGTCAGTCCCGCGCCTGCCGCGCACCCAAAAGGCCCAGTGGCACAAAGCGCCATCGGAGCCTGGACATATTGCGCCCCCGGCGTGATCGGGTCGGGCGAAGCATCGGAGACAACTGGCCTAGGGTAACCGACCGAATTCACTGCGCTGGGATCAACGGATTGCGGCGGGTTCGCCGCCGCTTGCGCGATCGGTGTATTTCCATACGCCGGATGGATACCTGCGAAGATTGAACTCTGACCGACAGGAGCGGATGGCAACGCTCCGTATTGTACCGAGTGGTTTTGGGCCGACATCGCCTGTTCCCAATTCGCAAGGGACACCGGCGACAACTGCGGCGCCGGCGGAGCGGGCGGCCAAGGATCGAATTCCTGGTCCGGCAAGATCCCCTGTTGGCGCTGCAACGAAAGCAGGCGGCCGAGCAATCCGCCGCTTGTGTCGAATTGCTGCGGATCGAAATAGCCGTCGAACAGACCCATCAGGCGGCCTCGCCGATCCTTCGCGAGGCTTCGGTGGCGGCATGATAATCGACCGCCTTGTAACCATTGATTTCGATCACCGCGCCCGGATTGGTCCTTTCGATGTCCTGCGCCATCAGGCCGATGTGATAGGCCGGCGCGCCTTTGTAGCGAAAGCCGTAAACCGGTGTGCCATCGAAAAGCGCACCGCAGGCGGCCGCTGAGCATTGCTATTCAGAATAATCGCGCCGAGACCACCTAGCGCAGCGCCACCCAAAATCGCCTGTGCGGCCGTCAGTCCCGCGCCTGCTGCATAACAAAAAGGCCCAGTGGCACAAAGCGCCATCGGAGCCTGAGCATATTGCTCGCCCGACCTGATCGGGTCGAAGTAAGCGCGCCGGCACGGGCCGCACCCACTCTTTCTATGAGTCCGAGTCACCATTTTGTCTGCGGCGTAGCTCATTTAGCGCCCGATGATGCGTGTACACGGTCTCATAGAGTATGGTGTCCGTAGCAGCGATGATATCGCCGATCGATTTTCTGATCGCGGCAGATTCTTCAAGCGTATAGACCTCGTGCGCAACACGAAACGCTAAAGACAGCTCTTTGATTGCTTCCTCTATGTGAGCCTTGAATCGCGTCGCATATTGTATGTCAATCACAGGCGTCCCGTGCATTTTCCCACACACAACCGAAACTCTGAGGATTGCAAATCACCGCTCGGAGAAGCCAACAGATGCAAACACCGGTCTACTCACTAACCGTGGGTTAGCTTACCCATAGCGTATTGCTGTTCAATCGATTTACGCGCAGGCGGGTACGGTCCGTCTAACGACCCTACCCAATTCTCGAAGCACTAGTTGAACTCGGGAAAAACCTCGATGCTCAAATCGATTCGTAGAGCGCCGAGGCGAGCGAGGTCGCGCCACGAAAAAACGTCGCCGATATTGACGTCACCGGGCAGGTCCAGAACCAGAGAGATAGAGCCACCACTATTTTCCATTTCGATAAGGAAATCCCTGTGTGGCTCCAGCTTATCAATCAGCATCACAACGTCTTTAGATAACCAGCGATTTCTTTCGACGCGAAACGAATAGCTCCACACACTGTCTTTGTGCAAGCCACTAAGAACAGCGCCCTTGGGGTTTTTTCTTACGTTGCCCACCATTGCGGAAAGATGCGGTACCAATCGCAGCGTGTTCGTGATGCGGTCAGGGTCGATGGTTGGATGCCTGATCAAAAGCCGAATCTTATATCTGAGTCCTTCAAGTCCTTCGCCATCATCGGCTTGCGCTGAAGTCATTGGTCTCGATCCTTTCCTCGCCGCCCGCTGGGCTTGCCAGAACCTGTATAGGTCCTGACATCACCGTGGTTCTCCCAGCTTCCGTCGGGTTTCTGTGCCCAAACTTCGCCCTCAGGTGAAATTCTTACATCATCGTTCCGCCGAGCACCTACGGCTTCTTTAATCTCCGTATGGTCGCCTGACCAGTCTGTTTGATTGATGGGCCGCGACCCGGCGGGCGGCCGTTCAGCATTGTTGTTTAGAACAATCGCGCCGAGACCGCCTAGCGCAGCGCCACCCAAAATCGCCTGCGCGGCCGTCAGTCCCGCGCCTGCCGCGCACCCAAAAGGCCCAGTGGCACAAAGCGCCATCGGAGCCTGAGCATATTGCTCGCCCGGCCTGATCGGGTCAACGGAAGCGTCGGAGACGACCGGGTTGGGATAACTGGCCGAATTCAATGCGCCGGGAGCAGGGGATTGTTGCTGGTTCGTCGGCGCTTGCGCGATCGGAGAATTTCCAAATGCCGGATGGATAGCTGCAAAGATTGGACTCTGGCTGACAGGAGCGGATGGCAACGCCCCGTATTGTGCCGAGGGGTTTTGGGCCGACATCGCCTGTGCCCAGTTCGCAAGAGACACCGGCGACAGCTGCGGCGCCGGTGGAGCCGGCGGCCAAGGATCGAATTCCTGGTCCGGCAAGATCCCCTGTTGGCGCTGCAACGAAAGCAGGCGGCCAAGCAATCCACCGCTCGTGTCGAATTGCTGCGGATCGAAATAGCCGTCGAACAGCCCCATCAGGCGGCCTCGCCGATCCTTCGCGAGGCTTCGGTGGCGGCATGATAATCGACTGCCTTGTAACCATTGATCTCGATCACCGCGCCCGGATTGGTCCTTTCGATGTCCTGCGCCATCAGGCCGATGTGATAGGCCGGCGCGCCTTTGTAGCGAAAGCCGTAAACCGGGGTGCCATCGAACAGCGCACCGACCTGTTCGATGTCTTCCTTCAGTCGCATGTCGGAAGGCTGAAACTTGAAGAGGTTGCCGATGCCTTGCGCCAGCGTGGCGAACTGCTGCGCGCCGGACATATCCTGCGTGCCCATGGTCGTACCATTGGTCTGTGAGCCGAGCTGTGCGATGGGGGTGCCGATCTGCGCGAGCAGGCTCAGCGCCTGGACCGGAATGCCGCGGCGCTGCGCCTCTTCCGCCAGCGTGGCGTTGGCGCCGTAATTCTGTGCATCGAGCGCTGACTGCGCCGCCGAAACTCCCTGCCCCTGGTTGGCGAGATAGTTCTGCTGCATTCCAGAAAGCGTATTGGCGGTGGTGTTGCCGGCGCCATAGAGCGCATTCGCGGCGCCGATTTGGTTGGCGACATCCTGGTTGTACTGGCCGGCGATCACCGGCGCCTCGGCCGCCGCCACGCCACGGCCGTAAGCCATCTGGTTGGCACCGCTCAGGTCGCGGCCAGCGGCAGCAAACTGCGAATTGACGGAATTGCCGACATCGGTCTGGATCTGCGCCAGTTGGGCAGCGAGCGCGGCGTTGTTGCCGATCATGCTGCCATTGGCATAGGGCGTGAGCTGGCTCTGGAGCGTGGAGAGGTTGTTCTGGACATTCGGCGCTTGCGAATTGGCGCCGCCACCGTTGAATAACGACTGTGCGTAATCGCCGATCTGCCCCGCATAGGGATTGCCCTGCGCGGCATTCCTTTGCAGCGTATTGAGCGCGCCGGTTTCCGCCGATGTCAAGCCGGTATTGCTTAGACCCGTGCCGAGCTGCCCCAAAATGCTCTGCAGCATCGGCTGCGCCGCTTGCCACGGCGCGCTCTGCGATTGCTGCGTTTGTGTCGTCGACGATTGTCCGCCCATCAGTTTGTCTCCTTGTACATGATTGAAATGTTGTCTTGGTGTTTGGCGCGCGCGGCCAATCACTGCGTCCGGCGATGCGGACACAGTGAGCATGCCTGTGCTTTGATTTCGATTTGGCCACGCTAGTGAACGCTTGGGTGGCGCCTATACCGAACGAACCCCTACGACCGCCGGAAGGGCACCACTACTGAACGAACGGAAATCGGCGGCACACCAGCGCCAGCCGAAGTTAGCGGGCCAACCTGCTGGTTAGAATCCGGACTGGTTTCTTCGGAGCGGTCGGCAATTCCTCCGGCGGAGTCGCATAGGCCCCGTCTGTGTCAGTCTCGCCAGCACCATCGGTTCCGATAGCATCGGAAGCGTTGCGGGCTTGCTCGTCCTGCAGCGCAAGCAGCCTGCCAAGCAAGCCGCCTGGCGCGCTACCGTAGTTGTCCGAATGATAGTCGGGCGCGCCGTTTGGAGCAGAAATGGAGTTGGTGCCCGGCTGAACCTGCGCTTGCGGCATGATCGCCTGCAACATTCCGAGCAAGCCGCCGGCGGGCGCTTCCCCTGTCTGGCCTGAAAAAATCCGGGATGTAGCAAGCCTCTTGCCATTCGGATCGAGCGAGCCACTTGTCGACGAATTATTGTCCCCTGGCAGGCTTCGCCACCAATAGCCTATACCGCTGCCATCACCGATCCTTGGCGGGACTATCGATAAAGACGTATTCGGAGGAGCTGCGGGCGACAATGAGTCTGGAAACCCGTACTCGAAGACGTTGTTCCGGCTGGGAATGCCAGCTGCAGCTGCGGAGTCGCGCACGGCCTCAAAATTCCAGGCGCGGGGGGCCGGCTGCGGCGGCGGAGGAAAATTGGGTACGGGAATATTGGTCCACGGATTGGCCGACGACTGATTTTGAGGCGCGGGTCTACGGTTACCCCACCAGTTTCCGATGCCGTTGCCATCACCGATCTTGCCAGGAACGCTGCCTTGATCGAAATTGCTTCCCGGGCTGCCTGTCTGCCAATCAAACCAAGGTTCCTCGGTTCCAGGCCAAGACTTATAATCTTCTTGTATTCCAGAACTTATATCTCTGCCGAGCTTAGTTGCACCGGCAACCGCAGTTCTTGGATCTTTCCTAAAGATGCCCCATCCCACTTGCCCAATATCCATCGACGCCGATCCGGCCTTAGCCAAGTCGATGGACAAACCAAACAGCCCATCGGTTGAGTCCGGCTGCGCCGATCTAAAGGTTTGCTCGCCAACGCCGACCAGGTTTCCCTTGTCATCGACCTGACGAACGCGCTGATAGTAATATCCATCGTTGGGATTTTGCTTTGGCTTTGAAATCTCGTAGTGGATTCCATTGATGTTGTCGCTCATCGAGATTTCTCGCTCTGGAACGCTTCCCATTCACTTGCTTGCAATCTCGCCAATCCGATAAGCGCGATCGAAAAAAGCTCGTGCGCGGGGACGCGCCGGTTGAAGACGTAAATATTTTTGTCAAAGCACTTGTTTGGATTCACCGACCCATTGGCAAATCGCTCGCAAATTCCGATCGAGATGAGATATCTTGCGGGTAGACCATTATATCGAACGGCGAAGTCCGTCCCCGGGACGACCGTGATAAAAAAATGCCAAGGACATGTCGCATAGTCCGCGTTGAACAGAACCCTCTTGACAGAGAGGGTATCCGCGATTGCCTCAACCAGCTTGGGATCCGAGTATTCCTTCCGATCGACCACCACCTTGTGCGGATCAATCGACAGGCAACTGATGCGGTCGATGTGGACCGCCGTTTGATTCTGGGAAGCCGCCGCCATGTACTCGGGCCAAAAATCGGGCTCATATGTCGCGAGCCCCCAGATCGCGAAACAGGCCGCTACTAATCCCCATGCGCCGAAGGCAATCTTGTTGATCAAAGGCACTGGCAGCACTCACTCCGCATCGACGTTAAGTGAAAATCCGACGGGCAGCGCTGGTATAGAAAAAAAGACGAACATGGTAAATCCCGAACTGACGCTTCGCGACCCCGACTCAGGCCAATTCCTTATCCGTGATGACGTACTTTTCCCGGTATCCATCGAGCACATGCAGCCAGCCCCTGCGCCCGTAAATGCGCACGCGCTTGCAGCCTTCGTCTCTCGCGTAAGCCTCGATACCGGCGATCAGTGGTAGCCAGCGCGTCATCTTCGTCCCAGCGCAGGCGGTGATGACGCAGACCTTGCCCACATCGGTCTGTTGCAGGCTGGTCGAGGCGGCAGCTTCAATCGCTGGCGCAGCGCCCTCGCCGTTCGAGGCAATCCACAGCAACGCGTCGCCGCAGAGAATGTCGCATTCGATATCGCGAAAGGCCGAGAGGCCGGTTCGCGCGATCGCGCTGCGCAACAGCGGCGCGACATGCGGCCAGATCTCGTCCACCCATTCCGGATCGACGCAAACAAGCCTAACCGAGGATGGCATAGAGAAACGTCCGCCCGGTGGTGGCGGAATTCGCATGCGTGATCGTGAACGAGCCGTTGGCCACCGCGCTCACGTAGATCGTGCCGTTGCCGAGCTCGGTCGCGGCATTGGCGGTTGCAGGTGTCAGGATCGGCGTCGAGCCTGCGGCGCAGTTCGAGGTCGTCACCGTCGTGGTTGCCGAACCGGTGGCGAGCGTCACGGTTCCGGTCGCGTTCGATCTGCCCGCCGCAATCTGCTGAATGGCGAGAACGATCTTTTTCAAATCGCTTTCGGTAATCCCGGGGACGTACGCCGTCATAGCGTGCCGTTGGTCGTGAAGTCAGGAACTATCCCTGCGCAGAATGTCCATGGTGTCGCCGCAGGGATGCGCACCTTGAAACGCGAGTAGCGGGTATCGCGCCTGAGATCGCAGCGGCCGGTCCTCGCATTGACCAGCACTTCCGTTCCGGCCGTGGCGGTCGCAGATGGCGTATCGCGATATGAGACGGACCCGTACAGCGTGGCCGCGTCGGTGATCGGACGAAAGCCGCGGATCGTGATGCGGTTGTCGTCTGTCCCCTGCTCGGAGCTCTCGATCGTCGCTTCCAGGTTGGTGCCACGGAAAAACCCAAGCACGTGTGAGCCGGAGAATTGCCCGATTTCCGGCTGCACCGCGGTGGCATATGCGTCCAGGCTCAGCGTCAGCGCATCAATCGAAGATGAAATGCTGTCGAGGTTTTCCAGCGTCAGCCCGGTTTGCGAAATGCCCAGCAGAAATTCGCCGCTCGATACCACCGGGAAAAACCGATCGAGCAAGAAATCATAGCCAAGCAGCTTGTCGTAAGTTCCGACCGCGCCCGAGGCTGATTTGTAAGCCCAATAAACCCGAGTGCTGCGCGGGTCGGCCGCACCCATGAAGAGTTGCAGATTGCCATTGTCGAGATCGGCGAGGAAGGTGCGATCGACCTTCTCGCGCCCGATCTGCTCGGGCACGCCGCCTGGCTCGATCTTATGAAAGCCCTGGCCCGCGTAGAAGAATATCCGCTCGCCGGCGCGGATGATCGAATAAGGCGCATAGAGCCCCTTGTCTTGCGTAATGCGATCGATCTGGAAGATAATCGGCGAACCCGCCACGTAGGACATGCGCCGGATCGCCTGGTCCTGAAAAATAATTCCAGCCTCGCCGCCGGCAACGCCGCGGACAATGCCGCCGTCGGGAAAATCCTGGTGATCCGACCCTGCCGTCAGACCATCCCATGATGTGGAGGCGTTGAAACTGTTCAACCCCGACCATTGGATTCGGTACGGTGTCGCGAGTAGTCCGGATAGCACAAGGAAGCGCCCGACCACGCTGATATACGCAGCCTGCGGCGGCGAGCCGAGCGCGTTAACAAACGTCGTCGCCGCTGAGAGATCGAACACCTGCAAGACAGCGTTGGCTTGGGTAGCAAAAACGAGATTTCCCGTTTGGGCAAATTGCCAATTGGCCGTTGAGCTGAGAGCGCTATAAGTTCCGCCGCTCAACGAGACATCGACCCAGGTGAAATCGGTATTGTTGAGCCGGTAAAGCTTGGTTGCGGTCGCCGCAAAGGTGACGACGGTCCCGTCCGATTTCAGCGCGTAGAACGCGCCCCTGCACAGCGCCGGCAGCGCCGAGGTATAGGCCGAGAAGGACGGAAACGGACCGTAGCCGTCGCCGCGCGGAATAACGTTCAGGATGTTGCGGGTCGCTTGACCTTCATAGTCGCTGACATCGGGGCGATAATCGCCATAGGCGAGAAGCGGCATTATTCGGTCGTCCAGGGTTCGGGGTGAATGATGGCCGGCGTCCACGCGCCGGCCGGTTCGGACTCTGCGGTCCACGCCCCCGATGGCATCGCTTGCGGCATCCACGCAGCGCTCTCAATCGCGTCGGCGGTCCAGCTGCCAACGTCAAATGGGCGTGGAAACCAGGCTTCGAAATCGCGGGCGAAGATCGAGGTATAACCGGTGACGACGTAGGAACCGTTGCCCGACGCGATCGAAACAATGAGCGCCGCGGCGTCTCCTGCAACGGCGTAGGCCCCGCCGGATGACAACAGGCTGGATGAAAAAGACGCGGCGTGGCCGGAGAGCAAATAGCCGCCAACGGCTCCAGAAGCTGCAACCGAGAACGTCGCGGCATTGCCTGTGACCGAATAGGCGCTGGGCGCGGCGAACAGTTTAGTCGCAAATAGGGCTGCGTTACCGGTGACCAGATAGGCGGATACGCCGGAAGTCTGAAGAACCGCAAACAGCGACGCTATTCCCGAGACGGAAAACGAACCTGTTGCGCTGTTGAGCGTAATGGTTATCGGGCCGCCGACCGGCGAATATTTCCTTCGCGGTCGCCGCGACGGCCGCCGAAAAACATAGGCCATCTAGGTCACGGCAACTCGCGCCAGACGATCGTCCCGCTGACGACTGTCGAGGCGGGGGTGCCGGGAATATCGAGAACGATCGCCTCCCCTGCCTGGATCATTTCACGGTCTTCCGGCGCCGGCAGGTACTGCCACGGCATCAGCACATTCCATTGATGCGCCTGTAATGTCTTCGACGTACCGGAGGTCGTCGCTTGCGTCGTATCATTGACGCGCACAGTGACGGTCGCCGATTTGGTATCGCCGGAATCCGACGGGCTGATTGTCGGCGCGGTGCCGCCCGAACCCGCGGTTACGGTCGCCGGCAGAACTTTCAGTCGCAGGCGAATTTCCGCTGGCCCCGTGACGCCGCCGGCCGATAAATCGATCTGATGCAGCTCGACGCCGTTCGCCGAACCCGCTTTGATCGAAAAGATATCCTGCACGGCTGCAATGGTGACGCTCTCGAAGAAGGTCTTATAAACGCGCTGGCCCATGTTATGCTTATCTCCGTAGGTAATTTCGCGGACGTATTCTCAAAGCGAACGGCGTGTAAGACAGCGCAGCAAAACCCGATCCACCATTGCTGCCGTTGAATACGGTCGTGCCATTGTCGCCGGCGCCACCTCCCCCACCGCCCGTATTGGCGGAGCCGGGATTTGCGTTGTTGGAACTGTCACTGCCCGCGCCGCCGCCGCCCGCGCCGCCGCCACCAACGGCTCCGCCGCCTGCTAATGTCGCACCACCGCCACCGCCTGCATAAGTAACGGACGAGCCTGTAATGGAAGACGCGAGGCCGTTACCGCCGCTTCCGGCGTTAGTCGTGTTGCCGTTCTGTCCGACCGCGCCCGCACCCCCACCGCCACCGCCGCCCCGATTGCCAGTCGAACCGCCGCCATTGCCGCCGGCATTGCCTTGTCCCGCCGTGCCCGCATGACCTATGCCGGTATCGTTTGAGCCGCCGCCAGAGCCGGGACTTCCATTTACGCCCGCACCAGCGCCTGCGCTATCGCCGCCACCGCCACCATTGGCAGTTGTTGAGTTAAAGGAAGAATTGCCGCCTTGCCCTGCGACGGTGCCGGAATTGACCCCTCCGCCACCGCCTCCGCCGACGACTACCGGCAGCGTAGAGCCTACGGTCGTACTTCCGGCGAGGAAACCGCCACCGCCACCGCCTCCGCCACGGTTTGAACCGCCGCCGCCGCCGCCGCCGACAAGGAGAAAATTCAGCGCAACGAGCGTTGGAGGGGTGAAATTAGTTGACCCTACCGTCGTGAACGTGACGACCGTCGCGCATTCGTAAACGAGCGGGATTTCATCAAGGCCCGGATACCAAGGCTCGACAGGGAACCGCGCGATATCGCGCGATATCGCGTCGCCATCTATTTGATGCCGGGCAAATGCGAACAGGAAGACGTCAAAGGCTTCAGGATCGCGAAAAATCCCGCACCACCTGATGGCGCCGTCATCGAGCCGCGCCCTGACGTAATAGTGATAACGTCCCGATTTCTGTGATGGCTCCCGATCAGACTGCGCCGCTCCGTACAGTCGCGGAAGGATAATTCGCGGCCGCGTCGACGCGACGACTTTGCGAAGCATTACGCCGGCGCGGAAGTTTGACCGCCAGGGTGTGGCAAGTCTTGAGCTAGGGTCATAGTTGCCTCTTAGGTGATCGTCAGAATACCGTTGGTCAGATCGGTCGAGACCGTGAAGGTGTTGCCGTTGGTGAGAGTGATCGGCACGCCGTAGTCCCACCAGCCGATCAGCGGTTTCGTTGCCGACGTAGAATTGTAGAGCACCGCGAATTGAAACGGTCCGATCGAACCGCCCGCTGCTGTCCATGCTGGCTGCGCGCCTGCGGTAAATTTGAAGACACCCGACGTCTGAGACCCCGTCGTTGTCCCGATCGACACGCCGCCCGCGGTGTAACCGTTGGCGGTCGAGAGGTCGGCCGGCGTGTTGTAGACCGTGTTGGTCGCAACTGGTGCGGTGTTGCTGAGATAGATCTTGTAGACTTGCGACGTGCCGGTGAGCATGTCGTGGAGCGCATGCGCCACGTCCTGCACGAAGCAATTGAACTTGTTGAATGACGCCATCTGCGTTTCCTTAAATAACCTGTCCCGAGATTCGCACGGTCATCGGCCCGGCGTTGAACGTCGAGGTGAGGCCAAGACTGTTCAGATCACCGAGCGCAGCCGCAAAGCCAGCGCCCCACGTCGCGATACGATCGTCTTCCTTGATGTAGGGCGCGGATTCCAGGAGCGCCCCATAGAGGTAGAGATCGGGCGCGAGTGTCAGCAGCCAGTTGCTACCGTTCGGCGCAAGCGACGGAATGTTTTGCCGGTACACCATCTCGACGGTGTAGGCGGCATCCGGTGTCGGTGCCAGTTCCAGTTCGTCACCGAATACCGTGAAGTAACGCGGCTGGGCGGCCACATCCGCGGTGCAGAAGCGATACTCGTCGATCTGCACCCCGGATTTGAATTCCAGTGAAGGTTTTCCGGTCACGCTCGACAGGCGAACCCGGCGCATCGACTGAAAGTCCGACGGCAGCGAGATGAATTCCGGCTCGCTGGAGCTGAGATCGACGAGCGCCGTCGAGCGCAGTTCCATTTGGCGGACGAACAATTGCCGGTTGAACTTCGCTTCCGCGAGCTGGATGAAGGTCGGAATCCGCGCGATCAGTGTTGTGTCCTGGTCACGCGCGAGATATTCGGTCACTGCAGTCTGTAGGGATGTGTAATCGACGATTTGCGTCATGACTGCTCCGCTGACCAGCCGGCCTGCAACTTCGGCCTGTCGGTTCGCAAATAAGCCCACTCGGGATCGCTGAGTTTTTTCTTCACGATCACATCGAACTCCGGCGTGAACAGCCGCAACGACGTGTTGCCCCTGGCGTGTGCCTCATTCAGCCATTTCACATAAATGACGTTTGGAATCCGCGCGACGTGGCGCCCCCAGTCGCCGTGCTGCTCGTCGCGGCGCGAGCGCTTGTTCCATTCCAGGATCGGCTCGACGTCCTGGATATGCTCGATCACGAGGTCCTTACCGTTGCGATCGAGATGCGGTTGGATCGACACACCGTCCATCACGACATCTCCGTGACCCACAGCGTCCCCGCGGTCGCCGTGACGAGGCCGTTGGTAGCAGCCTTGATCGCCGAGATGCGCTGGCCCGGGCTGACGATCACATACTCGATGGCATTGGCCGGCAGGAACGTGTCGGCAGCAGTCGCGGTCTGCGCGCCGTCGCCGATCCGGTAACAGCAGGCAGAATCCGCGACTAGCCGAAGCTGATAGCTCTCGGGACCGAAGGCGTTGGCGATCGCTGCGCTGCCGTCGAACGCGATCGTCTGCGTGACGCCGGAGCGGGAGGATGATTGCTTGGGGAAGAACGACATCTTATGCGACCTTCACGGAAACGGAAAAATGCATCGGGATCGACGCGCCGGCTGCTCCCGATGGCGTCAGTACGATCACGTCGTCTTCGTTCAGGTAAGTAGGCGACGGCGGGATCACGAAAAACAACTGGCCCGAGGCGGAGCCTGCTTGGGGCACGGCAAATGCCGCAAGCGTGTTTGCCTTCACCGATACGGTCACCGTGCCGTCGGTGGTCGTGATCGTGCCGCCGAGAATGCCGGTTGCTTTGAGAAGCCGGCAACGGAAGGGAGCGCGAATATAGGCGGCGACGGGCGTTGCCCCACAGGAAGGCGTATAGGCCGTGAGATCGATGGTGTTGAACGTATGATTGACGGGTAACGACATCTTGGGTCTCCAGGAGGATGGACAGTGGCCCCGTCATTGCGAGCGCGGCGAAGCAATCCAGAACATGACAAGGCTGGACTGCTTCGTCGCTTTGCTCCTCGCGATGACGGTAACGTCAGGACGCGGTGTTGTCGAAGACGCCGCCGCTCGATTTTTCGTTGCGGGCGACCAGCGCGTATTCGGCGAGGATCTGGTTGCGATCGGAATCGCCGGTTTTGGCGAGCGGGATCGAGATCATGTTGCGCCCGTTGAGATAGGCCACCGCCCACTTGTCCATTTCCAGCACCAGCACGTCACGCGAGCGCTGAAAGCGGTTGGCGACCACCTTCAATTTGCCGAAATCGGACTCATAGGCATCGACGGAAGCCACGATCTTTTTCGACTTTGCCTCCTCGATCGCGGTGGCGCGGCCGGTGAAGGTCGAGAACACCTGCTTGTTAAAGGCGCCGGTCATGATGACCCCGGGCTTGCCGCCGTTGGTCCAGATCGAGGACAGCACGGATTTCAGCCGCGCTTCGGTAAAGGCGATCTGGGTGCCGTCGCTGCGCGTGCCGGTACCGTCGATGGGAGTGGGATCGGCGGGCGAGCCGGCCGTGCTCTTGGACGTGTTGGACGCGATCCATGACAGGATCGACGCGGTCTGGCGAGGCGTCGTGGTGTTGCCGGAAACCTTGGCCTGGTTGGTCCCGACCAGGATGGTCTCGATGTCGCGCTTCAGCTCGAGGCCCTTCAGCATTTCCTGATAGGCGAGCTCGTTGTCGCGCCCGGCATGGTCGACCGCCTGCTGGGTGCCCGACACGCGTGCCACCTTGTAGGAGATCTGGCAGAGATTGCCGAGACGAACCGTGGGCGTGACCGCGGTCGTGGTGGGGTCGTCGCCTTCGAGCTGGGCGTTCGAAGACGAAGCCGCCGCAAGCGCCTGGGTTTGCCATTCGTGATTGACGGCGGTGGCCTTTTCCTTCTCGGCGCCGCTCATGAACGGTGTGTCGACGGGATCGATGCGATAGATCATATCGCTAAGGTCTTCGCGGTCGCCCACCGCCTGGTAGGTGACGAAGGTGGAGGTTGGTAGAGACATAGATATTTCCTTGCGTGATGCCCCGAAGCCGTGTGCGCTACGCGCAGCCATAAAACCGAGCATGCTTGAGCGCACCCGGGGGCGTGGGCTTGGTTGGTTTGGAGTTTTTGAAGATCTCGGATTTTCACGATGGCGCGGAAGCATCGCTTCCGGTTCGGAGCTTTCGAGACATCTTGGCCGGGCGCCTGCGCGTCGCGCAGGGTCGGCGTCGGCTATTCGCCAATTCGATTTGCTGCGGGTCGCCTGGATTGGCGCGCCCCGACAGGAGGGTGTTTCGTCATAGGGCAGCGTCGCGAGTTATCGCGCTAGCCGCGAGAAAGCCCGCAACCAGTTCCCCGGCGCGGGCTTGAGAATTCTTGCGATGTTGAACTTATGCCAGTGATTTGCCCGACGTGTCAAATTTTTTCGCAACGGATCGGATGCAGGCGACGCCAACCGGCGGCGCAATGATCCGCCTCTAGCGCCGAAGCTGCAGGAACCACGCGGGATCATCGCGGTAGAACGCGCGCAGTTGGTCGTCCAGCGGCGACGGCGCAAATTGACCTGGATTTCGCGGATCGATGCCGGCCAGAGCTGCGATCCTTCCGGGAAGACCGCCGGAAAAGTATAAATCGTCAGACGGAGCCGCTGGCGCTGCCGGTGAGCCCGCGTCAATTGCGGATGCCTGCGATTGGTTGGCATCCAGTCGCCTGCGATATTCAAGATACGCATCGTTGATGGAAAGTGGTCCCTCGGGCGGCGCTGGTGAAGCAGCTGACGCGGGCGGACCAAATGGTGATCCTTGCGATGGATTGTAGGTACGCCAGCCCAGATATCGCACCGGCTTATCGCCGGGCGTCTCTGGCGTTTGAACCACCCGCGAGGTGAGATACCTGACCGGAACGCTCGGCTGAGGTGGCCAGATGGGCGGCGCGGGCTCGTCGGGATTGATGCCGGCGAGCCCGGCGGAAAACGGCGAGATACCGTTGCCGTCGCCGATCTGGCCGGCCGTGGGTTGCGGCTGCGTACCGTAGTCGTTGAACGGGGTTCGCGGCTTCGCCGCTGCAGGAAGGAACGGATTACTCGCCGGGAACTGACCAGCGCTCATCAGTTGAGAAAAACCCGGTGCCGAAGCATTGAAGCCAGCCGTGCGCGGGCCGACGCCATTCCCGGCCGGGTTGAATGACATGGGCGACACCGCAGCAGTGCCCGGCGTGCTCGGAAAATTTCCGTAGAAATCGCCCATCGGCGAATACACCGCGTCCGGCGCAAACGCGGGAGTTGGCGATGGATTGAGTTCGTTGCGAATATCGATATCGGTAGCTGTCCAGCCCTTCGGCGCTAGCTTTTCGTTCAGCCTGGGAAAAATACCCGTCCCATATCCCTGTGTCACGACGTAGAGATCGTCCCCCTCTTGAACGATCGATCGATGAACGTTTCCAGGATAAAGTATGTGATGTGGCTCTGTCGTGTTGACGATCGTGAGCCGATCGGGATCGACGATCTGTCGCACTTTACCTAAAATCGGTATTTCTACCGTACCACCGTCAACACTTGGCGCGCCTCCTTGAAAAGGCGTCGCATGCCTCGAGAGGACCTCGAAGGCCTGCTTCGGTGTGATGCCGTCCGGCACTCGCCCAATCCAGGTTTTGTTCGAATAGGCGTGAGGACCACTTGGAATTGGGACCTCAATACTGTCGGGACCCTCAGGCCTGCCAAAATCGGGGCCTTCAATCCCAGCAAAATATGGCAGCGGTATCTTCCACCGAATTGGTGATTGCATTGTGGTATCCATGATTGACTCTCTCGTGAGGTGAAATCGCACGGCTTCCCGACGCCGGAAATCCGACGGATGGCCGTACGACGGAAGGGGAGCTTTTCAGTACAAATGATCGAGGAGTTTTAGGACGCAGCCAGGTCCGGCAACCAGCAGGATCGAGATCAAATTCGTCGCTGTGAGGAGCAAGCTAACGGGCGCGTCAAAAGATTCGCCAAGCGAAACGAACATGAGAGCCGTGAAGCCTAAAACGAACAGTACGTTGGCGACGGCCAAAACGAGCAGGAATTTCAATGGCCGCAGCTTCGGAAGTGCTGCTTCGAGCCGCGCGATAATCCCGGAGCCAAAAAAGAGACCAAGAAGATGAAGACTTGAAATCGAAGCACCGATCGCGATGAATAACATCACGGCCTTGAAACCACCCAAAATCACCGTGCCTAGCGAAGCAAGAATAGCGCCCACGAAAGCAACCGAACCCTTAAGGAGCGTGTCCAGGACGAAAAGTGCGCGCCATTGCCTTACGGAAAAGTTCATTTGAAGACCGCAACAGGTGAGAGCCAAAACCGTGCAAAGCAAGTCACTGACCCGCCGCGCAGTGGGGTAGCCAAGAGGTCAGCGGGATACAGCGCATTGCGAACCCTTTGAAGCAAGAAAGCTGACCACAGAAACGCGAATCGGCCGCGGCATAAACTGGATAGAGCATCCAGTGTCGACGAGGTTTAAGGTCATTCTTGCCAAGCATGCTCGCGATAGACCTCCGAAATCGCATCGGCGGCGCGCCGGTATCGAACACGGATATCCAACCGGAGCTCAATAATGCTGATGATGAATTGCTCAACCAAGGGTGGCTTTGGCGCATTTAAGTACAAAATAAGAACCACGTCAACTTAGGCCTTGCCGCGCGCGCGCGCGGCCTTCCGGGCGCCTTGCGCGCATTTGCGCAGGGCCCGGCTTTCGGCTGATTGCCAATTTCGTTGTTAAGGACCGCGCGGATCGGCGCGCCCCCGCGTCCGGCGCAAACGCAGGTGTTCGTGGAGGCGCTGCTTGTGCCGGAGGTTGCGGCGGACCCTCGGGAACTGCCAATCGCTTTTTCTGCTCAAGCGGGAGTGAAGATGGATTGCCGGTAGCCCCTGTCAAGCCGGGAGGTAGACTTGAAGGATCGATGTCGACATTTCTCAGGTGAGTGATCGCAAAATTTGGATTTTCTGCTCCTCCATTTATCGCGCCGAATATATTTCCAATTAATCCTCCCATTCTTGAGAGCGGACGCAATCCTTTTGGAGCTCAACTGCGAAGGGTGTCTGTCCCTCCGATGTTGTAAACCGATATCTTTACCTCGTCGGTTGAAAGTTCCCTTCACTCTGTGGCGCATCCGACCCAATGGAAATCGGTGTTGGTCCGATGTCACCGCCGATAGTAACGAAATCTCGGACTATGGCCTTCTTAAAGGGATCATAATGCTCAATAATAGCAATCGCGGGCGGTGTGTAGTTTCCAAAGGTCTGCAGTCCCTGGATTTGGAGATCCATCCTCATCGGCGCGTTGGCCGTCCAGGGAATCCGAGCGATGGCATTTGGAGCACCCCACCCGAGCGGGATCGAGTCATCCTTGGGCACGCGCCAAGGAGCGGCGTTTATGGTTTGCGTTGAGCCCACATCGTTCTCCAGATCAAATATTCACCCAATCCACTTCTGGATTGCGTCCTTGTTTGCCTCGTAAAGCAGCCCGAGAAACAATAGCCACGCGACGAGGAAGCCCAATGCCTTTCCTAGCCTTCCCGGGAAAAGCCATTCGATGAAATCCACAACGCGATTCATTATCCACGTTATCGGATCCGGAGTGTTGCGGTTCATCCTTTGAGCGTCCACGCCAGTCCGAGAGTCAGGATAACAACCGTCGCATTCAGAAAACCCACGCAGCCGCAGCACAAACTGGATAGAGCATCCAGCGTTGACGAGGTGTGAGGTCATTCAAGGCAAACCATTTTGCCATTCGAACAAGCGTCGAATTGCTCTGTAGCTTCATTCCAGTATTGGCTTTCGCTCCGACCTTTAGAACATAACAGGAACAACGTCAAATGTCCCACGGCGCAGCCGAAGATCAACTCGGCGCTCGCGACGATGCGCCCAATGAAACGCGCCATCCGACGCAAAAACCCGCGACCGTTTTTTCGGCGCGGGCTTGAGAATTGTTGCGATGCTGAACTTATGCCGGTGATTTGCGCCGCACGCGAAAGCCCGCGACCAGTTTCCCCGGCGCGGGCTTGAGAATTCTTGCGACGTTGAATTTATGCCAGTGATTTGCCCGACGTGTCAAATTTTTTCGCAAAGGATGCGGGCGACGCAGCTGGCGGCGCAACGATCCGCATTCAGCGCCGCAGCTGCAGCAACCATGCCGGATCGTCGCGGTAGTACCCGCGCAGTTGGTCGTCCAGCGGCGACGGCGCAAACTGATTTGGATTCCGCGGATCGATGCCGGCCAGCGCTGCGATCCTTCCGGGAAGACCGCCGGAAAACTATGAATCGTCTGAAGCCGCCGTCGCTGCCGGTTCGCCCGCGTTCATTGTAGATGCCTGCGATTGGTTGGCATCCAATCGCCTCCGATACTCAAGGTACGCATCGTAGATGGAAAGTGGTCCGTGAGACGGCATTGGCGAGACGGCAGCCGGCGCGCCGGAGTCAGACTCAGACCCTTGCGATGGGCTGTCGGTTCGCCGGCCCAGAGATCGCACCGGCTTGTCGCCGGGCGTCTCTGGTGTTCGAACCACCCGCGAGGTGAGATACCTGGCCGGACCGTCCGGCTGAGATGGCCAAGTGGGCAGCGCGGGCTCGTCGGGATTGATGCCGGCGGGCCCAGCGGAGAACGGCGAGATGCCGTTGCCGCCGCCGATCTGACCGGCTGTGGGTTGCGGCTGCGTACGATAACCGTAGCCGTTGAACGGGGTTGGCGGCTTGCCCGCCGCGAGAAGGAACGGGTTACTCGCAGGGAACTGACCAGCGCTCATCAGTTGAGAAAAGCCTGGCGCGGAAGCATTGAAGCCAGCCCCGCGCGGGCCGACGCCATTCCCAGTCGGGTTAAATGACATGGGCGACGCTGCCGCAGCACCCGGCGTGCCCGGAAAATTTCCGTAGAAATCGCCCATCGGCGAATACACCGCGTCCGGCGCAAACGCGGGCGTGTCTGGAGACGTTTCCCGTTTCTGTGTCGATGCTGGCGCATCGCGAGTCGACGAATCGGTGTTCGGGTCCGGATACCCGTATTCAAAGACGTTGTAACCGGCCAACCATCGATCACTTTGCCGACGGAAAAAATCTGAACAGGCTAGCAACTTGACCGGTTCGGTCGCATATTTGTCTGATGCGAAGCTCGTTGTTGAAATCCTTGCAATTGGCATCTACCTACATTGTGAGCTTCATCATGGTGATTATGCTCGGCTATGGGGGCATCCGCTTTTTCGATGGGAACATCGAAGAGTGCGGAAGCAGCTACTGCTCAAGCCGCAGCCATCATCCCAAGACAGCTGAGGATTATCGCGCCTACAAGGCATGGGAAAAAACGATACTTATCGTTTGGCCTCTGGGCATGGCTGCCCTGTACTTCCTCAGAGTGGATAAGCAGAAATCGGGCAATCCCGACTAAGCATTCATGCCCGGGACCGTCGCCGGATGCATGAAAGGCAGACGGGTAAGCGCTGGCGTTACGCGCTCTTCTTCACAATCTCAAATCCGTTGGCTTCCAATTCCAGCATTACCACCTTGGTCAGGTGCGCGCTTTCCTCTGGCTGAATCCAGTGGTCGCTCCAGGACGGATCGTCTTCTTTCGGATATTTGACAAAGGCGGAGTGAATAGCGGCGTAGATAATATCTCTCGGATCTCGCATCGGCTCCCCCTGCTTTGCGCCGAGCCTAGCACAGCATGCGCGCGGAGCGTAAGCGACCGTTACGCTATGTCCGGATAGCTGAGGCAGGACGCTGGTGATTGGGCGACAGCCGACGATTTGAATCGCCACATCAACCGCAATGGCGCTCAATATCGCACCACCCGAGAAGTGAGATACCCACCGGGCTGTTTGGCTAAGGTGACTAGGTGGGCGGGCGCGGGCTCGTCCGGAATTGATGCCGGCGAGCGGACAACGGCAAGATGCCGTTGCCGTAGCCGATCTAGCCGGCTGTGGGTTGCGGCTGCGTAGAGTAACCGTAGTAGCTGTTGGGGCTTGCTCGCCGCTAGTCCGGCGGCGTAGCCTTTGGGCAACGTTGGCCTCGTTTATCTTGGAAAAGCAAAAAACCCGCTGCCGGTCTTCCGGCTGCGGGCTCAAAATTCTCCGATGCTGAACATATGCCGGTGATTTGCCCGACGGGTCAAATTTTTCGCAGCGGATCGGATGCAGGCGACGTCAGCCGACGGCGCAACATTCCGTATCTAGCGCCGAATCTGCAGAAACCACGCCGGATCGTCGCGGTAAAAGGCGCGCAGTTGATCGTCCAACGGCGACGGCGCAAACTGACCAGGATTTCGCGGATCGACGCCTGCCATAGCGGCAAACCGGCCGAGAAGGCCGCTCGAGAAATTTGAATCGGGCGAAGGAACGGGAGCCGCTGCCGGCGAGCCCGCGTCAAAGGCGGATGCCTGCGATTGATTGGCATCCAATCGCCTCCGATATTCAAGGTACGCATCGTTGATGGAAAGTGGCCCCTGAGACGGCGCTGGCAAGACGGCTGCCGGCACGCCGGAGTCAGACGCTCGAACCACCCGCGAGGTGAGATACCTGATCGGACCGCTCGACTGAGGTGGCCAGGTGGGCGGCGCGGGCGCGTCCGGATTGATGCCGGCGAGCCCAGCGGAGAACGGCGAGATGCCGTGGCCGTCGCCGATCTGGCCGGCCGTGGGTTGCGGCTGCGCAGGGTAACCGTAGTCGTTGAACGGGGTTGGCGGCTTGCCCGCCGCGAGCCCGGCGGCATAGCCTTGGGCGATGTTGGCTGCGTTTATCCTCGAAAGATAGTCCTTTCCGTCAATGTTAATTGGATGCGAGCTTTGGGTCCCACTAAACAAGTTGCCCGCCTTGTTGCGCGCCGAGCTATACAAGTTGTGAAGGCCTCCACCGTACTCCGCCCATTCCCGGGGCAAGCCTGCCGCGGCCGTTATATATCCAAAGTGGTCGGAAGCAGCGCTGGTATAGGCTCGGACGAAGGAATTCCGTGGAATGCCCCATCGCGGATTACGTTGCAGCTCTTCCGATCCAGTTATTGGGATTGGCTATCTTTCCATTCGTCTGGTTGTTGCCCGCGCTGTGGGAATAGAGATTGGCGTTCTGCGAAGCGCCTGGAATCGGGTCCATGACATACGCCCAGTTGCGCATGAGGAATTTGGAGGGAACGTAGCCGGTGATCTTGTTGGTATCGGGATCCTCGGCAGCGGCGTAGAAAACTTGATCCGGCATATTTCTCCTCCCGTGAAATTGAACATGTTGGCCAACGGCAAGCATTGCTGCTCTTGAAATAGTTCTCGATCGCAGCTCGATTCGCGGCGTGCGAATACTCAGTCACCGGGAAAATTTACGAGGTGTGATCGGCTGCCGGCACGGCACAGCGGATGCAAGGGATGAGGAATTTGGCTAAGCGTTCGCCGTCAAGCGCGGAATCAGCTTATTACGCGATAGAAGTTTCCGAACAGGTGGAAAGCGCCAAATTCCCGCTCTACCAACGGCGCAGGAAACGCCGACATCGCCCGCTTCCATTCCGGCGTTCTTTCCGACATAGGAAGAACGAACTCGCCGGTCGTATCGTACATGATGTAGTCGTAAATCACGCCCCGATCAAACCGCTCGCAGAAGCCGCCCGTTTGCTCGACGCCATTTTCGACAAATTTGGTCAACTGGCATTTGGACAGATAGTCGGGCGCCAACAGGGTGTGGATATGGAAGCCCTGACGATTAAACCATTCGTGTGGCGCATCAACTCCGAGTTCATGAAAATATAGCAACACCCACACGACGGCGAAGATCGCAATCCATTTCCAACGACGCTTGAACAGAGCTCCGATAGAATAGAAAAACAACAGAATGATGAACCAGTCGCCGACCAACGCCAGCCAGCCAAAAACAGATGGAAGAAGAAAGTAGAGAAATTCGGAGCCATACAGACCCGACAAGGCAACGACAATCACAACCCATTTCGGCCACGTCATACGACAACCCCGGACAACTCTCGGGGATGAGGAATCAAGCGGGACGCTTCAGCAGCACGGAGAAACGGCACAAAAGGGCTCACATTCGAAGGCTTCCCCTCTAGAACGAAGCAAGAACATTGTCAACGACCTTTGCAGCTCCGCTCTACAAAATTCCAAACCGCTTCCTTCGCTCCGCCACCTGCGAAAGCTCCTTGAGCTCCACCTGCGCCAGCTTGCCGTTGGCGACGACGGCGGAAAGATGATCACGCACCTTGCCGACGATGTTGATGGCAAGGAACAACTTCTCTCGTCCCAAGACGTCGTCGATCGTGGTCGCGCGCCAGGCCGAGGCATAACTTTGCTCGAGCGTGCCGAAGGCCTCGGACAACAATTCGTTGTCGAGCAGCTCCTGTGCACGAACGGCTTTCGCGGCGGCCACATCAAGCCTGCTTTCATCAAACATCTGGCTTATCCTTCATGTTGTTCTTTTTCATCTTCACTTCATGGCTGGACACGGTCGCCGCCATGCCGAGCGCGGTCTGCGCGACATCCATGCGATGCCGCTCTTGTGCGTGGCTCATCTTCTGCGCTTCCGCCGTGGCCTTCAGATGCGCATCGAGCACGGCCATCTTGGCGTCGAGATCGGCCTGATCTTGGCGAGCGCAATCTCGCTTTGTGTCTTCCTGAAGATGGATGGCGTCGTTTTGTGCCCCATGATCCGCGTCAGCTCGGCTGCGGTGTTGTAGAGTTCGCGGTCGCCGACCGGATTGATCTTGCCGGCCGCCACCATCTGCTTCTGGACATTGGCGATCGCCGTGGTTTGCGCGAATTGCTGCGCCTTGCCACCGGAGCCGAGGCCCACATTGATGGTCATGTCGTCGCGGGTCTTCCAGCCTCGCGGATCGACATTGATCCAGGCGTTGCGCAGCCGCACCGTCTCAAGCTGCTGGCCGTGCTTCCTGATCGTGCCATGCAGCAGCGCGAAATCGATTCACGCTGTCGCCTTTGCCCAGATCTCGTCGAACTCCGCTCTTGATACGACCGCCGGCTCGAACTCGGGATCGTCGGCGATCTGCTCAAAGGACGGCAATGGCTCCTTGCCCAGTTTCGTCCCCCCGACAGCGCCTCCAGGACCGGCATACCCCATCCTTCCGCTGGGAAAGATTTCGACCTTGCGAACCTCCCAACGTTCGCGATCCAGCTCACTATAAAGAAGCACTGGTTCATTAGGGAACGAGTGATTCCATTTCACCTTGAGATAAATCATCCGCCCGGCACCTTTCCACTACTGATAACCCTGTCGTTCAAATTCAACGGTACCTCGTTGGGCACAACATAAACACCGGGCCGGCCTCGAATGACATTCAAATCGCCTGTGTTGATTTCGAGGTAGTGAGTAAATTTCCTCCCTTGGAAGGGCAAGTTTATGAAGGCTCGCGAAAGCTGGGACGGCTTCATAGCACCCGGCGAAATGTCGGAAAGGTACTGACCGTTTCCATACCGGACATCACTTGGGTTTATGGCTTTCAGAGAAGGATTTAACTTTCCCTCTTGTAGGATGCTATTTAGACCTGCCTCATTGGTGTAATGATATAGGGTCTGACCTGCGATCGGTGCGCCATCGCCGATCGTTGCTGTTTCCGCGGCACGTATCGGCCCTCTTGCCAGCGTCTCGCCCAGTCCAACGCCGCGCGTGACGCCCCTGGCACCCGGTATCATTCCCGCCGGCACAGTGCCCGAACCACCCATCATCGTCAGCGCTGTTTCAACCGCTGGGCCTATGGATTGCGGCGCGTAGCCGTCCTCGCCCAAATGCCGCATATCCGCCGTGCTCGCGTCGATCGCGCGTTGCGGCAGTGTCGCCAGATTGCCCAGTGTTCGCTTCACGAACGGGTTGACGTAGGTTTCCGGCGACATCGCCGCCGCGTCCGCTTCCGGATCGTTGTCGGTTGGCGTTCGCTGGGGCTGACCGGCCAATTGCACATTCGCCTGACGAATCATATCGTCCGCGCTGCTTGGCGCGAATGGATCGTAGTCAACGGGGACCAAGGAAACATCGCCGAAGTCAGGCTGATAGTCGACCGGGACCAAAGAGTATTCAGCCATGGTGCGCCACCCGCAGGAATTTGCCTGATCGATGCGGGTCGGGAACATAGTGGTGGCCGTCTTTGGCTTGCCGAGCGCCCGGCATGGACGGACGCTGAAGATCCCGCGCGTCCGTCGCCACCTTCAGATGCGCGTCCAGCACCGCCATTTTGGCATCGAGCTCGGCCTTGACCTTGGCAAGCTGAATTTCGGTTTGCGTCTTGACCTGCTGATGGATGGCGTCGTTCTGCGCCTTCTGCTGCGCCAACTGTGCCTGATGCGTCGTCAGAACCTGATCGGCCTGCGCCTTGGCCTGCGCCAGCAGCAGTTTGGGATCTGGCGGTGGCGCGGGTGGCGCCGGCGGCGGATGCAGCAATTGCCCGGTCTGCGGATTGATCGCGTCGGGATCGTTGAAGAATTGATCCGGGTTCTTGTGGCCCATGATCCGCGTCAGCTCGGCGGCGGTATTGTAGAGTTCGCGATCGCCGACCAGATTGATCTTGCCGGCCGCCACCATCTGCTTCTGGACATTGGCGATCGCCATGGTTTGCGCGAATTGCTGCGCCTTGCCGCCGGAGCCCAGGCCCACATTGATGGTCATGTCGTCGCGGGTCTTCCAGCCTCGCGGATCGACATTGATCCAGGCGTTGCGCAGCCGTACCGTCTCAAGCTGCTGGCCGTGCTTGCGGATCGTGCCGTGCAGCAGCGCAAAGATATCCCGCACGCCCTCCGCCATGATGCGCGCGATCAGCTTGATCCGCATCTGCGAAGCGGAAAACACCTGCGCCACTGCGGTTGCCGACTGGTTCTGCAGGGCGTCGGCGTCGATGCCCTGAGTCTGCTTGGAAAGGCCGGTGCGCGTCTCCAGCTCGGCATCGAGATATTGCATCATCGGATAGATCGACGAGGTGATGTCGGGCACCACCTGCCAGTTCAGCCCGCCTGCGGTCTTGGTGCGGACCACGCCGCCGGGCCGCGACACCAAGAGATCGTCGAGCGTGTTGGGGCCGGCATTGCTCTCGGCGACTTCGACGCGGGGATTGTTGTGCAGATAGAGATTGTCGAGCGCGCCGCGCTTCAGCGCGGTCTTCTCCCGCTGCAGCGGCATCACGAGGTCCGCCATCGAGCGGCCGAAGAAGCGATGCGTGACCGGCACCGGCGTCGTAGCCGCAAAGGGAATGGCGTCGAACGGGGTGATGCATTCCTTGCCGTCCTTCTTCAGGATCTCGCTTTGATCGCCGCCGGTGATCACCTGATAAAGACACGGCCGGCCGTCGCCCTCGTAATCCATCCGCACGTAATGTTCGGTGATGCGGACCAGCCGCGCCGCGGAATTCAACCCGTCGGCGTCGGTCGAGAAATGCTCCTGCACGGTGTCGCGCGCCAGCGTCTCGATCTCGGTATTTCCGGTGTAGTCGCTCAGCGATTTGATCTGGCTTTCGTCAAAGCCTTCGGCGATCAGTTGCGCCTCGGTCTTGGTGACGACCTCGTGAAAACAATAGTTGCAGTCGCGCATGCTGCGCGCGCCGCGCTCGATGCCGAATTCCTCCGGAGGCACGCCAAGCACTTTTGCTTGCGCGAGCTTGCGCGTGGTGACGATGGTAACGTCGTGAGTGACCGGGGATGCAAGCGGCGCCGGCACCGGCATGGAAAGCAGGGGAACAGTCATGTTCATGAACTCATCTGAGATGTGGCCAGTGAAAGTTTGCGCGGTCGGCGTACCGACCGCGCCGCGATCTGCCGGCTGAATTATTGCCAGAAGGATTGTTGCGCATGTATTCCTGAATGAGACCTACGAAGCTACCGGGTGGAGGCTGATCCGCCTAACTCACCGAGGTCGGCTCACCGCCGCCGTCTTTGTTATTTGGGTTGCCGGACTTTATTTTCTGGCAGGCGGGTTCGGGACGATATCCGACTGCCGCTGAACAATCGTGCGCCGGATGCCCGGCCTTCAGATCTGCAGCGTTTGTCGTGTTGAGCCCGTTCGTAACCTGCCATAGACCGAACAAGACCCACGCTCTTGTCAGCTCGTCGCCTCTGTCTTTTCCGACGCGTCGCCCACATTGTGCACCGTATGCGCCACGATCTGCATCGCGCCGTTGGATTCCATCACGGCTTGCGCGATCAGCGCGAACTGGTCGTCGGTCAGGTCGTAATAGGTCTCGCGGCTTTCTTCCTCGCGCTCTTCCCACCACACTTTGACGATGCCGACCTTGGACAGCAGCGCGTCCTTGATGAAGGAATAGAGGATCATGAAGCCTGGATTCTGCTGCATGAAGACGTGATTGACGTAATCGGTCTCCTGTTGCGCGGCGGCTTCATCCTCGGGCCCGACCGGGTCGAAGCGCACGACTTCGTCGGAGCCGGCAAAAATATCCATCAGGTTCGGCATCAAGCCTTCGATGGTGTCGGCGACATCGGTCGAGACCGCGCGGGAACGGCCGTCCTGCGCCGGCATGTCCTTGTTCATGTCGCCGAGATAATAGTCCATCGCATCGGCGCGTTCTTCGGCAAGCCGCGCGGCCGAGATCGCGGCAAGCGCATTGGCCTTCTCGGAAGCGAGCATGGCCTTGAGGTCGGAGGTGGACATTTTGGGCATGGTTGAAATTCTCAGAGTTGAGTGAAGTTATTGCCGCGACGGCACGCTGCTCAGGCAACGGCACGTCTCGGGCTGTCATGGCCGGAGAAGAGGTCCCCAGCGGTCGATCCAATCTTCAATCGCGTTCGAACGGGAATTGTCCGGAAAGCCGAAGATCGATGGCGGAAGCAAATTCATCGGCTGGCCGCTGAAGACGCCTATAGGTCGGTCGGCCTGAGGGGACAGCGCCGCCGCGGCCTGGTTTATCATGGCTGTCCGGAGCGCAGGATCGCTCGGCAAGATCGGACTGCTCAACATGCGGACAGCCTTGGCGGGCGTCGAGCCGTCGTCGGCCGGCGCCGGCGCGGGCTGATACGGAGCGCCGTCAGGCGAGGAAGTCCAGTTTCCGAAGCGATCGTCGAACGAAGCGGATCGATCGGAAGCAAAAACATCG